CTGCTGGCAAGGCAGCTATATGCAGACTTCCAAGAAAGGATGCTAATGAAATGCTCCTCGCAGGAGAGGGGGAAGAACTTAGAGATCTCTTATTCAGAGCGACACCTGTTAGACCAGATGGAATACTTAATGCCAGTAACCTCTGGGAAGAACTGACTAAAAAAGGTACTAACAGTATCTGTCCTTTTCCATTCCCTCAACTGGATACTTTCACTAGAGGATTTCATAAACAACAGATGATATGTATAGCAGCAGGCAGTGGTACAGGGAAATCAACTATCTGTCGTGAACTGGCTCATCATTTTATAAAGAATGATCTGACAGTTGGATACATAGCTTTAGAAGAATCAGTACAGAGAACAATGCAAGGTATCTTAGGTGTCGAAGTAAATAAACCACTGCATCTTGAAGAGAACATTGAACATGAAAGCTTGAAGCAGTCGTTTGATAAGTTGTTCGGTACAGGAAAACTATTCTTATATGATCACTTTGGTTCTATTGATCCAGATAGATTAGTCGAACAGATACAGTATCTCGCTACAGCAGAGGGTGTGGATGTAGTAATACTTGATCATCTAACAATAGTTGTGTCAGGAATCTCTGACTTAGATGAAAGAAGAGCCTTGGATGTAGTCTGTACCAAGCTCAGGCAGGTGGTTGAATCTACTGGTATAGGTTTAATCATTGTCTCTCATCTGCGTAGGCCAGAAGGTAAAGGACATGAAGAAGGTAATAAGGTAAGTCTTAATCATCTGCGGTCTTCTCATTCAATCGCACAGTTATCAGATCTTGTAGTTGCCTGTGAAAGAAACCAGCAGGGGGATGTAGCTGAAAGGGCAGAACTACAACTGCGAGTGTTGAAGAATAGACATACAGGAATGACAGGTGAGATAGACAAACTATTGTATGACGATAAAACTGGAAGGTTAGTGCTTCCTATGGAAACTTATTTTGGGAACTAATGACTTTACTAATTGACGCTGATTGGCTGATCTACTCCTCATGCTGTGCCTGTGAGCAAGACATTAAATGGGATGACAACTTACACACTCTTCATGCTGATGAAAGAGATGTACATGAAATGGTAGATGGAAGAGTTGCACATTATCAAACCATTGCCGAAGGTGATAAAGATGTTGTTATGTGTTTCACAGAGTACCCAACATTCCGACATACGATCTATCCAGAATATAAAGCTAATAGAAAACACAAAAGAAAACCATTAGGGCTAGGAAAGATTATTGAACAGACTAAAGAACGGTATCAATCTGAAAGCTACTCAGGTTTAGAAGGTGATGATGTTATGGCTGTACTTGCCACCAGTAAGAAATATCCTGATCCTATTATTGTCTCAGTTGATAAGGATATGAGATCTGTACCCTGTACACTGCTTGCAGGTGATGATATGGAGCTTATAACCAGACGTAAGGCTGATAGACACTGGATGATCCAAGCTCTTACAGGTGACTCTACTGATAACTACTTTGGTATAGATAAAGTAGGACCAGTAACAGCAGAAAAGATACTTGGTGAAGCTAAGACACTTGAACAGATGTGGGAGAAGGTGGTAGCTGCGTATGAGAAAAAGAAATATAATTTTGCTGATGCTGTTCTTAATGCACAACTGGCAAGAATATTAAGAGATGGAGACTTTGACTTTCAGACAGGTGAAGTATCTCTATGGACTCCATAAAAAAACACCTACCTACAGACCGTAAGGTAAGTGTTTTATCCGTGTTGCTTGTATAAGCCTATCCACCTTATCACATAAATTTAAAGCTGCTATACTTTATTATCAAAAGTGAACTACAATAACTATAAATCTTATTAATCATGTCATCTGAAAAGCTTCCAGTTATTACAGATGAATTGATCTTTGCCTTAGATCAAATCTTTCCTAACCGTCATCCTGACTTGTCTTTATCTGATAGAGAGATATGGTACAAAGCAGGGCAACGGTATGTTGTAGATTACCTGATAGAACAACAGGCAAGACAAAAAGATACCATGCTTACAGAATCAGTCTTGGAGAATTAGCTATGTGCGTTGGACCATTTAACAGACGACCTTCACCACCACCATTACCAGAATCTACTCCTGCAGCAACAAGACCAGAACAAACTGCTAGACGTGTAGTTGTTGGAGATCAGAGGTCTAGTCAAAGAAGACCAGGTGCAACCAGAAGAAGTAGAAGATCAGCTAGAAGACTAGGCACTGCCAGTTTACAAATACCTTTACTTAATCAGGAACAGATGGGATCAGGTAATCTCAACTACTAAAAATGGAATACTCTAACCAACAAGGACAAACTGCTGCTGGTAGATATGCACAACTGCAAAGTGCAAGATCCACCTTTGATAGAGAAGCAAAAGAATCATCAAAACTAACCATACCTAGTCTCATACCAGAAAGTACAACAGGCACAAGAGCAAAGATAAAAACTCCATTCCAAGCAGTGGGGGCACGTGGGGTAAACAGCCTTGCGTCAAAATTATTATTTGCATTACTACCACCATCAACTGCCTTCTTTAAACTAAGTATTGATAGTCTTGAACTGTTAAAACAAGGACAGGAAGGGTTAGAGACAGAGATAGATAAAGGATTACGAACAATAGAAACAGCTTTGATGAATGAGATAGAGATCTCTAACGACAGAGTGGCAATGTTTGAAGCACTCAAACATCTTATTGTTGGTGGGAATGTTCTTCTCTATCTCACAGATGACGGACTTAAGGTATATCCACTATCAAAGTTTGTATGTAAAAGAGATGCTGTTGGCAATGTATTGGAAATCATTACACAGGAATCAGTTAGCCCTAATGCCCTTTCACCAGAGTTCTTAGAACAGATCAAAAAGAAAGAGAACTATGATGAAAAGACAATGGATAGTGACCTTGATATATACACATACGTCAGAAGAGTAAATGATGACTTCATGTGGTATCAGGAATGTAAGGGAGAAAAGATACCAGGCACTGATGGCAGATCAAAAGTAGATGTATCACCTTGGATAACACTCAGGTTTGTTCGTATTGATGGTGAAGACTACGGTAGAGGATATGTAGAAGAATACAGAGGAGACTTAATTAGTCTTGAAGCTTTGATGCAAGCAATAATCGAAGGTGCTGCTGCATCAGCTAAGACTATATTCCTTGTAAATCCTAATGGTGTAACTAGAGCAGCAACACTAGCCAAAGCTCCCAATGGTGCAATACGAGAAGGAAGTGCTGCTGATATAAGTGTCATGCAAGTAGGGAAGGGAGCAGACTTCAATGTATCTTTCTCTGCCATACAAAGGATTGAATCAAGACTTGAATATGCTTTTCTCATGGCAAGGTCTGTACAGAGAGATGCAGAAAGAGTGACAGCAGCAGAAGTTACCATGATGGCTAATGAATTAGAGAACAGTCTTGGTGGTATATACAGCATCCTTACACAAGAGTTTCAACTACCATACCTAAAACGTAGGATGCACATGCTTGTCCGATCAGGTAAAGCACCGAAGCTACCAGAGAAATTAGTGAAACCCAAGATCGTTACTGGTGTACAGGGTCTTGGTCGTGGTAATGATAGGAATAAGCTTATTGAGTTTATCGGAACAGTAAGTCAAGCTTTAGGTCCAGACATTATGAGACAGTACATGAATGTCGATGAAGCTATAAAACGGTTGGCAACTTCTATCGGAATAGATACTGCTAACCTAGTGAAGACACAGGAAGAGATACAGGCTGAGATGCAGGCTATGCAACAGCAGCAACTCATTCAAAGTCTTGGACCTGCTGCTCTTGGATCACCATTACTTGATCCTAAAAACAATGCACAAGCACAACAACTAGCGGAGGAAACCAATGCCGAGCAAGAAGTCTAGTACAAAAACTTCAAAACCTGATACAGCAAAAGCTGTTGTCAGTAAATTAGGTATAAACGATGAACCTGCTCCTTACGAACCTAAAGTGGTCAAAACTAAAAATGGTCGTACAATTACTCTTAACTAACTAAATACTATCTATGACTTCATCCCAGGTAAATGTCTCTGAGACACCACCAATGTCTCAACAGGATTTAGAAACATTAGCAAAAAATGAAACTGATGAGAACGGTCTGATACTTGGAAAGTTTAAATCAGTAGAAGATCTAGCTGCCAGTTACAAAGAACTTGAAGGTAAGCTAGGACAGGTAACAGAAGAAGATCAACCCCCATCAGAAGAAGAAACAGAAACTACTGACAGTACTGAATTTAATGCAGAAGAGTTTTATGGTGATGGCCTTGCTTCCGTATTAGAAGAAGTTGGTATTGATCCACAAGAGATCTCTAATAGATTTCAAGAGACAGGTGAAATCAATGAAGATGATTATTCAAAACTTGGAGAAGCAGGGTTCTCTAAACAGGTTATTGATACCTACCTTGATGGACTAAGAGGTGGTGGTGCAACTGGTGAAGATATAGCAACTGCACAGATACAGGGTATTAAAGATTCTGTTGGTGGTGATGAAAACTACAGTAAGATGGTGTCATGGGCTATAGAAAATCTCCCTGCTGATGAAGTTAAGGAGTTTAATAATTTAACTGAAACAGCAAATGCAACAGCAATTAAGTTTGCAGTACAAGGTCTTTATTCTCAATACAATAATGCTATGGGTGTTGAACCAAGTTTAGTATCAGGTCGTGCTTCATCAAGTGGACCTACACCATTTAGATCAACAGCAGAAGTAGTTACTGCTATGTCAGATCCACGCTATGGTAAAGATGTTAGCTACACCGAAGATGTACAAAGACGCTTGGGTGGTAGTGACGTATTCACTGGTCGTTAATTATGGCTAACAAACCTACTAATCCTAAGCTTTATGCAAGGGTAAAGTCAGAAGCAAAGAAGAAGTTTAGAGTCTATCCTTCTGCTTATGCTAATGCATGGTTGGTTAGAACTTATAAAAAACGTGGTGGAGGTTATCGTAAAACTTAATCATGCCTTTATCTAAAAAACAAAAACAACTAGACAAAACTGGTGATGGCAAAATCACCAGAGAAGATCTTATGATCCTTCGTCAATCTAAAAAGAAAGGTAAAAAGAAAAATGGCAAAGCTTAATCTTAGCCAGATGAAGAAGCTGAAGGCACATTCAGTTCATCACACACCCAAACACATGAATCTTATGAAGAAGCTCATGCGTGAAGGTAAAACATTTAAAGCTGCACATACTGCTGCACAAAAACAAGTAGGAAAATGAGTCTTGATAGATGGTTCAAAGAGAAGTGGGTTGATGTTAAAACAGGTAAACCCTGTGGAAGACAGAAGGGAGATCAACGTGGCTACCCTGCTTGCAGACCATCAAAAAGAATCAGTAGTAAAACACCAAAGACTACAGGTGAAATGAGTAGTAAAGAGAAGGCTAGATTCAAGGCAGAGAAGACCAGCAGTAAAAGAATTTCTTACAATCACAAAAGGAGAAAAGGACGAAACAGTTTAAAGATTGCATAACAGTGTTATATTTTAATTAACTGCTTATCTTTCCTTTATGTCGAAGGGAGTATCAATGACCAAGAAG